CTAGAGAGATACCTAATGTAGAGATGGTTGACATGATACTCTTTTCTACGGAGACAAGAAGTAAGATAAGGTCAGAGCTAAGTGACATGAGTCAGAAAGTTTTTAATAATTTACTGACATCATTAAGAAAGAAAGGTGTACTAACAAAAGATAATAAAATACACCACAACTTAATACCAAACATGACTGAGTCTGGATTTAAACTAATATTTAATTTTGAAGTAAAGAAATAATGAAGTTTAATAGAGCACATGAAATAAAAATAAAAGAGATAGCAGATAAGCATGGGCTTACTGTTGATGAGGTAAAAGAGATAGTGTTATCGCCAACTAAGTTTATCCAAGAAAAGTCTAAAGGTATAATTTTTGAGGATGGACTTACCAGGGAAGAGTTTGATAAAAAGAAAAAAAACTTTAACATCCCAGCAATAGGTAAGCTTTACGCATCATACTTTCTCTATAACGAAATACAAAAGAAAAAAAATAAAAATAACCAATAAATATAAATAAATTATGGAAACAATTATTCAAGCAATTAATAAAGCAATGTTAAAAGGAGTGTTTAATCTAGACGAGGCTGCATTAGTGCTAAGAGCTATTGATGAAGTACAGGCTACACTTAACGCAACAACTCAACAAATAGAAGAGACAACAACTCGACAAATAGAAGAGTAAATATGCCAGATGTTAAAAAACAAATCCAAGAGCAGAAGGATACTGAAGCTAGAGACCTTGGTATAGTAGATTTTTTTAACCAGAGAGACAAAGGAGCTAGAGGTGCAGACGGATTAGTTGCAAATGCAACAAAGATTATCAACGAAGAAACCAAAGTAAAACAAGATCTTTACGATAAATCTCAGTCTGTCACTTCGCTACCTCCCCAGGTAAGACCTATGTTTTCTAGTGTCTTTCTTACTGCTAAAAGAAATAAACTAGTTGAGAACGGAATATATCTACCTACTGCATCCTTCGGAAAGGGTAGTGATACAGATATGGAAATGGATTTTTCTGACAGACAGACTGTACTAAGATGTGGTCCACATGCTGATCAGTTAGAAGAAGGAATGGAAGTAGTAATTAACTTAGAAAACTTTAAGAAAAGACTAAGTGACACTATAGCACAAAAAGTAAACAAAGATTACGAGTATGTACTTCCAATAGAAATTATAGAAGGCACTGAGTATCTGCATGTTACGCAGAGAGATGTAAAATACATCCTAGACTCTAAGTAAAAAGTGTCACACACTTATGATATAGCTCTGCTTGTTTGTGGAGCTATTTTTTTATATATTGCAAAAAAAGGAGAAGAATGAATCTATTTGAGATAGAAAACAATGTGGTAACTTATAGTCCTCAAGCATTAATGCTAGAACCATTTAAAAAGATATGGGAAGAAGACAAAAGTAAAGACAAGATACAAGCAAACCTTGTAATGTCTTACGTGTACTACATGGCAGACGAGAGAAGTGATTTTATGCACATACTAAATGTGGATGAGAGAATGCAGGCAATAAAAGAAGCACTGCAACTTCCAGAAAATTTTAATGGCCAATCAGAACAATTGCTAGAAGCAATGAGGTTTTATGGAAAGCTATCAGAAACAACAAGCACAAAGCTACTACAAAGCACTAGGCTAGTGTTACAGAAGATATCAGAATTCTTAGATAACATTAACCTTAATGAAAGAGATGAGAGGTCTAACAAGCCTATACACGACATAGGTAAGATTACTAGCTCAGTAGAAAAGATACCGAAGCTTATTAGAGCTATAAACGAAATAGAAAAAGAAGTTGTCAAAGAAAAAGCCTTAAAAGCTCAATCAGGGACAAAGGATATAAGTATGTTTGATTTAGGAATGTAATGAGGAAGTTTAATAACTTACAGACTCCCATTACAGAGGAGTTGCTAGAATCTATGCCACGAGAAGAAAAAGAATCTCTTCTTGATGCTATAGACTCTATCATGTTTATACAGAATCTGTCTGATCCTGCACGCAAGTTTGCTAAGGATCTAGAAAGATGGGATAATCCGTTAGTGCCAGAGGTGTCTGACGATCCAGACATAGAGCCTAGAAAATTAGACCCTGAAGGCAAGATAGTTGTAGACCTTACCAATCCTCACATACTTGAAGACATGGATTTTTTTAGACCTGCAGCTATACACTTTGAGAATCACGGATGCTACACAAAGATATATCCAAACAAAAATCCGAACTCAACTTACTTTAGATTCTGGGCAGAAGAGGCAAGAAGATGTAGAGAAGGTATGATTAGGCCTAGTGACGGAGAGTGGATACCTGGTAACTATTATTTCCAGTTAAACTATGCACCGTTGCTTAGAGCAGAAATAATAAAAGGTACAAAGAAAGCAGACAGACTAGAAGGATTCGCATACGTGTATGATGCAGACTACTGGTTCTTTCACTATGTAGAACAATGTAGAGCTCTCGGTATGCACGGTGCAAACCTAAAGAGAAGGGGTTGTGGTTACTCAGTAAAAGCTAGTAACATGTTGGCAAGAAACTTTATCTTAGGAGACTCTGATAAAGCTAAGGCTAAAGTAAAGTCATTTGCAATTGCAAACGAAAAAGAATACTTGATTAAGGATGGTGTACTGAATAAGTTTGTGTCAGTTATAGACTGGAGTGCAACTCACACACCATGGCCAAAGACAAGGTCACTTAAGGATTCCTTAAATGACATGCACTGGAGGATGGGGTTTAAGGACAACAAGACTGGTACAGAGAAAGGTGTTCTTAACGAAGTGATGGGCGTTACGCTTAAGAATGATGCACAGAAAGCCCGTGGAAAAAGGGGCTCTTTGGTTCTATGGGAAGAAGCAGGAAAGTTTGATGACTTCCTAACCGCATGGAAAATTGCACAACCATCAGTAGAGGAATCTGGATTTGCATTTGGATTTATGATGGCCGGTGGTACAGGTGGTGTCGAGGGTGGAGCCTTTGAAGGTCTAGAAGAAATCTTCTATAACTCAGCAGGTTACAACATACACTCAATACCTAACGTATTTGACAAAAACACAAACGGAAAAAACAATTGTGCATTCTTCTTTGGAACATATCTAAATTACAGAGGTAAGATGGATAAGAACGGTAATAGCGATGTTATTGGTGCACTAATAGAAATAAATAAGAAAAGAACAAAAGTAAAATACGGATCTTCTGATGTTAACACAATTGTGCAAACAAAAGCAGAGGAACCAATAACTCCTCAGGAAGCAATTATGCGTACAGAGGGTGTTGCATTTCCTGTAGCAGACCTTAGAGATTACCTAGAAGATATAGCTCCAGAGCTAGACTCTTTCTTAGATACTCATTATCAGGGTACTATAGTTTACGGAGATGATGGTCTTACTAAGTGGCGTAACACAGACGATAAGCCTATTAGAGAATTCCCTTACAAAGTAAAAGGAGGTTCATCATCTGATGGTGCAGTAGAGATCTATGAAATGCCTAACAAAGATAGAGATGGAAACATATTTGACAATAGATATATTGCCGGCATTGACCCTATTGATAATGATTATACTGTGGGAGGATCTCTTGCTAGTATATTT